TTCGAATATGAGGGCCAGCACTATCGCTCGTTGACTGTGATCGCTGAGCGGATCACCGGCGCGCATTGGTCGGGCCCGCGGTTCTTTGGCCTGACCCCGCGAGCCGGTGCCTGTCGGCGCCCAGGCCGGCCGATGACGCGATCAGCCGGCAGTGGCACACGGAACGCAAGGGTCGGCTGTGCAATCTATACCCGCAAATCGTCTGAGGAGGGGCTCGAGCAGGAATTCAACTCGCTGCAAGCGCAGTGCGAAGCCTGCGAGGCGTTCATCAATAGCCAGCGGCACGAAGGCTGGGCGTACCTGCCGGCTTGCTATGATGACGGCGGGTTCTCCGGCGCGACGGTGGAGCGGCCGGCCCTGCAACGGCTCCTCGCCGACATCACTGCGGGGCGGGTCGACATCGTTGTCGTCTACAAGATCGACCGGCTGACCCGCCCGCTCGCCGATTTCGCCAAGATCGTCGAAATCCTCGATGCGAGGGGCGCCTCCTTCGTGTCAGTATATCCATTTGCGCCCGGCACGGCTTGGCGCACTCCTCGATGTCGCAGCGAAGCCATTGCCAAACGCTTCCGACGAGGAAACCCAGGTCCTGTCGGTTCCGGTACGGCTGCGCCGCTCCGGGCGGGAGATCAAGATGCTGATCGATGGGGCCGATCCGTTTGCCACAGCCAAACCCGATCCGCGGCTGATCAAGCTGCTGATCAAGGCGCGCCGATTCAATGCCGCACTCATGTACGGCGACGGCGTGCCGTTTGCTGCATCGGCCAAACAGGAAGGCGTGAGCCCATCCTATTTCACGCGGCTCGTCCGCCTCAGCTATCTCGCCCCGGACATCACGCAAGCCATCCTCGACGGGTGTCAGCCGCGCGAGCTAACAGCTGACAAGCTGCTGGCGCACTCACGCCTGCCGCTGGCCTGGGACCAGCAACGGAACGTGCTCGGCGTTATTTGAGCCGATCCGAACTCAGAGCTTCGACGCCAATCGTGAGTCCCAAGACCAACCCGACCCTCGCGTGGGGCCAGTGCTGCCACAATCGCGAGCCGCATCGGTACGCTGATCGCCGGTCACGGGCGCGTTAGCGCCACGGCGAAGCTGAAGCTGACGTCGATCCCGGTGATCGTCGCGCGCGGGTGGAGCGAAGATGAGAAGCAGGCTTATCGCTTGGCCGACAATGAACTTGCCGCGCGGTCGAGCTGGAATTTCGACCTGCTCGGCAACGAGCTGGGTGATCTCCAATCCAGCGGTTTCGACCTCGGCCTGATCGGCTTTGAGCCGGACCGGCTGGAAGAGATCCTGGCCGGTTTGAGGTCGAGCGGTCTGACCGATCCCGACGGTGTCCCGGAAATACCCGATCAACCCGTCACTCGGCGCGGCGACGTGTGGTTGCTGGGAGATCACCGGGTCGGGTGCGGCGACAGCACCAGCGCCGCTGATGTCGAGCTGGTCCTGGCAGGATTGCAGCCTCACCTGATGGTCACCGATCCACCCTACGGGGTCGGATACGACCCGTCCCGGCGAGCGCGCCGTGGCGGCCGTGCCGGCAAGCTCGCGCAGGGCAAGGTGATCAACGACGATCGCGCCGACTGGCGGGAGGCCTATGCCTTGTTCCCGGGAGATGCCGCTTATGTTTGGCACGGGGCGATGCACGGCGATCTCGTCGCCGCCGGGTTGGCGGCTTGCGGGTTCCAGTTGCGCGCTCAGATCGTCTGGGCGAAGCAGCATTTCACGCTGAGCCGCGGCGATTATCACTGGAAGCACGAATGCTGCTGGTACGCCGTGTGCGATGGCAAGACCAGCCACCGGCAAGGCGACCGCACGCAGACGACAGTCTGGGAGTTCCCCAACAACAATCCTTTCGGCAGCCCGCGGCGCGAGGAGAGTTGGGGGCACGGCGCACAAAAGCCGGTCGAGGCGATGCGCCGCCCGATCGTCAACAACAGCCGGCCCGGGGAGTTGGTCTATGACCCGTTTCTCGGCTCGGGCACGAGCCTCATCGCCGCCGAAATGACCGGCCGCCGCTGCTGCGGTCTCGAGCTCTGCCCCGGTTATGTCGATGTTGTTGTGCGACGCTGGCAAGCTTTTACCGGGCGCGCCGCGCTACACCAAGCATCGGGTCAACCTTTCGACGAGCGCGCCGCCGGCCAGGACCGAGATCGAGGCTCCGGCCATGGCTAGAAAAGCCTTTGTCGTCAATGAGGCGGTTCGCGAAAAGGTGCGCCATTTGGCTGGGGTCGGTGTTTGGCAGGATGATATTGCCAAAATCGTTGGCTGCGCTCCCAAGACCTTGCGTAAGCGGTTCCGTGACGACCTCGATCGCGGCGTCGCCGAGGCCAATGCGACGGTATTCGGCTATCTGTTCGCCGCCGCCAAGGCGGGCAAGGTCACGGCGCAGATCTTCTGGTTGAAGGCCAGAGCGCACTGGCGCGAGAAGAACCTCCCGGAAGACCCGCGTGCGCACGGCGCTAGCGAGCCGGATTCGGCAGGTGCTCCTTGTGCTGCCCGACAACAACCGGGATCCCGAACTGACGCAGGCCTTGCAGAACGCCCAGGAGAAATTTTTCGCCAGCAAATCGCGGCGATAGGTTCAGAGAACCAGGAGTTTGAAAGGCGACCCGTGCGGATCGAAACACCGCGGGCACCCGAAGCGGTTGGAATTGGCTTCTTGATTTCAAGAGTCGGACGACCTTGGCGCATAAGGCGTAGTGAATGTCGTTACCCTTCATCGCAACGATGTCGGCGCAGCCCGGACCGCAGAGCGATTTCCTGCGCAGCTCCGCCGATATCTGCGTTTACGGCGGGGCCGCGGGGGGCGGGAAAACCGTCGGCCTGATCCTGGAGCCGCTGCGATACGTTCGTCGGGTCGCCAACTTTACCGCGGTCTTCTTTCGGCGCACGACGTCGCAGATCACCAATCCCGGCGGGTTGTGGGACGAGAGCCAGAACTTCTATCCACGCCTCGGCGGCACCCCGCACCTCGGGGCGCGCGAGTGGCGCTGGCGGCGCGGCGGCAAGATCAAATTCGCGCACCTGCAATTCGACACCACGGTCTACGACTGGCAGGGCGCTCAAATCGCGTTGATCTGCTTCGACGAGTTGACGCATTTCACAGCGCATCAGTTCTTCTACATGGTCAGCCGCAATCGCTCGACCTGTGGCGTGCGGCCTTATATCCGCGCGACGTGCAACCCGGACGCGGACAGTTGGGTCGCCGACTTCCTGGCGTGGTGGATCGATTCGGAGACCGGACAGCCGATTCCGGAGCGCGCCGGCGTGCTGCGCTATTACGTCCGGATTGCGGGCAAGATCGAGTGGGCCGATCGCCCCGAAGAGCTGATGCAGTACCTGCCGCGGCCGCAGGATCTGCCGCCGGGCTTTGAGCTGCCGCGGCCGATCAGCGTCACGTTTATCCCGGCCAAGGTGTTCGACAACCCGGCGCTGCTGCGCGTCAACCCGGACTATCTCGCCTGGCTGCTGTCGCTGCCGCTGCTCGAGTGCGAGCGGCTGCTTGGCGGCAACTGGAAGATCCGGCCCGCAGCCGGGCTCTATTTCAAGCGCGAGTGGTGCGCCGTTGTCGATGAAGTCCCGGCGGAGCTCGACCACATCGTCCGCTATTGGGATCTCGCCGCTACCGAAAAGACCGAGTTCAACGACCCCGATTGGACCGTCGGTATCAAGCTCGGCCGCGACCGGAACGGCGGCTATTGGCTCCTCGACATGGTACGGCGGCGCGCCAACCCGGGCGATGTCGAGAAATTGCCGCTCGACACCGCCACGCGAGACGGCAAAAGGGTCCGCATCGGGTTCGGCCAGGATCCGGGGCAGGCCGGTAAGAACCAGGCCTTTCACCTCGTACGCGCGCTCAGCGGCTTCACCGTGGCCCCAGCTTCGGAAAGCGGCGACAAGCTGACACGGTTCGGGCCGTTCAGCTCGCAGTGCCGCGCCGGCAACGTCAAGATCCGGCGAGGGTCCTGGAATGAGGAGCTGTTCCGGGTCCTCGAAGGATTCCCCGATCTCGCCCATGACGACGAGGTCGACGCCTGCAGCGGCGCCTTGGAAATGCTCAATCCCCCAATGCAGAGCTGGGCCGCCTTTGAACTCATGCGCCAACAGGCCGAGCAAGTCCGCGCCGCGCAGCAACGCAAACCGCAACCCGCCCCACCCAATCCGGCCCCGGGCTCTCTGGAATGGCAAGCGCTCCAGAACAGCCGGGATCGATCAAGCTGATGCGCCGCGAGGTAATTCGAATAAATTTAAAATTCTCTATACACAGGGTAAACGCGCGTGGCTGAGCTGGAGTCTAGCGACGGGCGCTTGTGCCGCGGTCGTTTCGGGTTAACACGCTAGTGCTCAGATTCATTCAGATGTTTCATGATCAGCTTCACCGTCATGCCCCGGCCTTGTGCCGCGCATCCACGGGAAACGGCAGGCCGTTCGCAGTAGTTCGTGGATGGCCGGGACGAGCCGGGACGAGCCGGGACGAGCCGGGACGAGCCGGGACGAGCCGGGACGAGCCGGGACGAGCCCGGCCATGACGACTGAGTGAATCGACTGTTTGAGTCAAAGCACTAGCGGAGTTTGACAAAGATCGGTCGCCGTCAATTGCGTCGGTTAACAGGGGTGACCCAACGTCCTCATGCTTTGGAGACACTGCGGCATTCCTGAGTGGGGGCCCCGGGTTCCAGGAGCCGCGGTCCGTGATCGCACGGAGTCAATGCTCGATTCTCCTCGACCGTGGCCCATCTGGCCCGGAACCGGAAGATTCTATGGGGCGGGCGGCGAGGACGTGGCAACTTCGTCGCTGCAATCTAACCGATGGAGTGCCGCGATGCCCCAGCCGAACGAC